AGTCAATACCATCGTGAGCCATGCCAGCCAAGGCCAGAGACGACACAGCCGCCGCCATTGGCGAGGTTGCTGCTATAGCTGCCCCCATTGCCGCAGGAGCCAAAGCAGGACCGACTATCGGTATTGCGGCGGTGCTTGCGAATGCGCTAATGCCTGCCTGGAATACGCCGGCATAAGCGTTAGCGGACATCGTTGCGGCCGCACTAGCCTGTGTCGTCTTTCCAGTGAGGAGCTGCACCGCTTGGTACGCCAGCCATTGGGCGATCATCTGGCCGACGGCATTTACTACTGATCTAGCCATGCCTTCGGCCATCCCGCCAACCGCCTCTTCGAGCGACTCGGCATCGAATATCATTGATTCAAAAGCGCTTCCGAACCGACTAGAAAACTGCTCCAGCACATCAGCGGTAAGCTGATCGAAATCCATCATTGAGTCTTCTGCCGCTTCCATGTATTTCTCCCAGAAACCGGCAGTGTCTTCGAGCAGCTCTTCGTTCTTTTCGGCGAATAATCCGTTGCGGGCTTCAAGCGCCGACACGGTTTGCTCGTATTGATCCTCGCTAATGATTCCGGCAAGCTGGCCCTCTCTAAGGGTTTCGACTTGATCTTGATAGGCAAGCATCGCCCGGGTCTGCTCATCCCAGCTAGACTCAACCACTCCGTTGACTCTCTGGACCAGCGAAAGGTACTCTTTCTGCGCTTCGGCAGCAGCCTTTATCTCGTCTGTTGCCCCTGCAGCACCGCCACCGCCACCACCACCTAGCCCACTCAACACTCCGCCGTCACGATCTACGCTTGCACGAATCTCATCAATTTTGGCTTGAACGTCAGCTAAGTAGTCAGCGCCCGGGCCTGCGCTGTTAACCATCTCAAACAATTCTATCGAGAGCTTACTAAGTTCTGCATTAGCCTCAGCGGCTTGGTCACGGAAGCCCTGCATCCAATCGCTTCCGCCTGCGCTTGACCCGATCAAGTCGAGATCGGTAAAGCCTGGGATGGAATTCATACCCTTAATGAGATTATTGATACCCGCCAGCGCAGTATCAATTAGCCAGGATATTGACCCCCAGGCATCTTCTGCAAAGTCAGCAAAGCCCGCACTCATGCGTGCCGTTGCTATCTGTACGTTTTTATCGAGTATTAGAAATTCATCGACTAGCTGCGCTAACCACGCAATGGATTCATACACTGCGCCCGACATTGCATCACGGAAACCGTCAGCCCCTTCTGCGGCATCAAACAGATAATCGACAGCAACACTCAAATACGGCGCTAGCTCAGACGCAACGGCGTTACTCATGCCGCTAATCGCTGCTGAAGCGCGGTCAAATTGGCCCGCGAATTCATCCAGCTGGGCTATCTCAAGGTCAGACATAACGATGCCGAGCCGGTCGGCCTCATCTGCCATATCGCTCAAACGCTCGCCACCGTTGCGCAGGAGCGGTATCAGCGCCGTAGTGTCGCTTGCCATCGTTTCTAAGTAGAACGTGAGGTCTGCTTGCGAAAGGTTGGCTTTTTCCAGACTGTCGTAATAAAGCTGCAGGGCCTGGGGGCCTGATAAATTACGGAATGCGTTAGCGGTTAGTCCGATTTTGGGCGCGATATTCTCAAAGAAGTCGGCCATCGGCCCACCGCCGGTGGCCATGAAATCGCCAATACGGTCATTCACATCTTTCAGAATATCGCTGAGCTTGTCTTGCTCAATGCCGACACCCTGCACGCCGTAGGCGAGGCGCTGAAACTCTTGAACGCTGGCATTGGCTACCGCTGCTTGGTTCTTTAGCTCTCGCGCATTCTGCGCTGCGTTATTGGTGTAGGCGACCAGTGCGGCGCCTGCGGCCGCCGCCGCTGCCGCTGTTGCGGTGACTGCTGTTGCCGCCTGCTTAATGCTAGCGGCCATCGCTTTCATTTGCTTCTTAGTCGAGCTGCTCGCTTGATCCATTGGGCCCAGGAAATTGCCCGTTTGCAGCACAAGGTCAAGCGTCAGGCTGCCCAATGAACGCAGTGACATATTTTTCTCCAGGCGTAAAAAAACCCGCCGTAGCGGGTTATTGGATATTGCTTACTAACGTTATTGGAAAACGCCGGCACCGTATTCCATTTCGGAATTGGTAAATATGTAGCGCTCTACAACGTCAGCGCCATCAAACTTCACTTGCAGCTGCGTGTTAGTGCCTGTGGCAGACGTACCCAGTAGAGCCATGAATGGGATAAAGTTTTTGGCATCGGATTTGTAGCGGGCAAGCGTATAGATCCACACCTCCCCGCCAGTGCCATCGAAGTAGGTGCTGGCCGGAGACCCGAACTTTTCTCGAACCTCGCCCTGGGTGGTCTCGCCTTCCACGATCTGGCTCGCAACGCTTTCCTCGGTCGCGCCTTTAAGCGAACTATTGCCAGCTGTTTGCGCATCCGGTTAGTACCAACACTACTAAGCCCACGATAAATAATTTAAGCATTTGCTCTTCCTGCTTTAGTCAAGGCATTGGTAGGTGTGGGTAACCCGGGTCATGTTGCACATGCTACCGCCGGGTGAAACACACTGCGACAAACCTCCACCGAAGGCTTCTGCGCTGGAATACCCCCAGGCTTGGCAGCGTTGCTCAGCGGCTCGAATGCCTTTCGCTGTATCAACCTGCGGGGATTCAAACGGGCCATATTCGTACGACATTTCTATCGTTCCGTCTGATTTGCTGCCCCCTGTAGCTTGCATGGTTTTCGGTGCTGCGCAGCCCGCGAGAAGTACAACCACCAATGCGGATAGAGTCAATTTAAGCATTTCGTTCCCTTGATTAGTTTTTAGGTATTAGTTTTAACTAGCGGAAACGAAACTATCGCATTAGCGCCTTAATGCCAAGCCAACTTTAATCCACTTACCCCCAGCTCTCCATCGCGCTCTCAAGCGTGAGCACGGGCTTGTCAGCATGGGGCATGAAGTCCGCAAGCTCAAACGCGGGCGTACTCTGCTTGCGGTGCATGTTGGCTTGCTGGCTGACGATCATCGCGGCGGCGCGCTCAATGCGCATACCGGTGTGCAGGGTGCCGCGCTTCTGGCGAAAGGCTAGCCAGCTTTTGAACTCTGGGTAAGCGATGCGCTCTTGGGCTTCTTCGATTGTGCTGCCGCCGATGCCGTTGAGGACGAGCTCGTGCCAGAGTTCGGCTTCTTCGGTAAGCTCGCCCGGTGCTTTCCCAGGCCGCTCACTTCACCGATCACGCTGAGTAGCGCGGTGGTTAAGCCTGCGCTGAGCGGACCGCGTTCGGGGTTGGCATCGCCGGTAATGTCGCTTTCGCTGAATACAGGCTGGCCGTCGTCGTCCACAATGCAGTGAGCGATACGGGCCGCCAGCGGGTCGCCTTGGGACCGTACGCTGATAATGTCGCTCTTGGCGGTGGCGTAGGAGAGCGGGAGGACGTTAACGGTGGCCGTGAATTCCTGGCCATCGTGCTCCCATTTAATTTCTTTATTGACGGCTTTGCGGGATACAAAGCCGCCATTGGCGGCTAGGGTTTCAATGCTCAGTTTCACGGCGTAGGCACCTTCTTGATCCATTCGCCTTTGCCACTACGCTGCATTGTGACTTGTGTGGCGACCAGTGTGTTCCCCTGGAAATCAAACGGGAAATCTGATACGTAGGCTTCAAAGCGGTACCACGTGCGTGTATCGGGTAGCGTTACTGCATCAAGGGCAACCGTCGGCTCTTCGGTGCCATCAGACCAGCACACGTACCACTCCAGTACCGTTTCCTCTTCGCCCTCCGCGAGATCGCTGAGCCTAATGTGCGAAGGCTCGCTAGGGTCGGCGTTGACGGTCATTGTGGCTTGGTCGGGTGTGCGCAGCCCACGCATATAGTTCTTTGAGTTGGTCTCTTCGAGATCCGTGGTTTCAATCTGGTCTGCGGGGTTCGCGCCTGGGTTCAGGGCAGTGGCCTTGCGCACGCGCACAATCTCAGACCCGGCCTCAGCGGTGGGGTCTTTAAAAAAGATATGCGTACCTTGTGTCAGCACTGGCATGTGTTTCTCCTCCGCCTCTGGCGGTTAGGTGGGGTGGTACCAGCTCACATCAAAGCCGGTGGTTTTAAGCTGGGTGTTGGGTTCGGTGCCGGTACCGCCTAGCCGCGTGACGTGGCAATGCGATTCAAGGGCGCGGCGTAATGCGGACTGCACGGCGTTTGCGCTATTCACGGTGGCCGCGTAGATGTCGATTTGGATATTCCATTCGTCAATGTCCGGCGGGTCGCCCAGGTAGTTCTCCGGCACGCCGTTGAGGACTTGGTAGGTTGCGTACGGCTTGGCGACGTTTTCGGGCGCATCGCCGAAGGGGTATAGCCGTGTAGGCCCAACACCCATCAGCGCGGTGACCCCCGCATTAGCGGCGCAGACGGCAAACAGTGGGGGCATGGGCCTTGCTCCGGGTTAGCGTTCCCCGCGCCGTAGCGCGCGGTCGAGGGCTTTGTTGTACTGCGTGATAAATTCGTTGGTCGCCGTTTGTATGTTTTCCGACAAGGCGCGGCGCATGAAGGGCTGGACCGGGTGATTACTGTTGCCAAACTCTTGCTGACGCCAGTGCCGGGTATCTCTGCCCGCTAAACCGGCGAGCTGCTCGGCTGTTTTTTTCCCCCGGCACCGCCAAGCACGCCCACACGAAGCACTAGGTTGCCGCTGCTTTTGAACTCCTTCGGCGAGAATCTCACGGCCACATTCGCGGCTATATCGGCTGAGGACGCGGGGTCATCTAACTGCCTGGCGTTCTCGCGCGCTTTGTCGCGTATGAC